TAGCCGTCCTCCTCATCGACGGGAGGGAACACTAGGACCAGCGCGCTGAGGTCGCTGGTCGAGGAGAGGTCCAATCCCGCATAGCAGGTCCGGCCGCGCAGTGCCTCGGCGTCGACGGCTGCCTGCCCGCACGCATCCCAATCGCCCAGGGGAAGCCACCGCGTGACCGACTCGCTCCAGATGCAGAAATTCAGCCGTTTGACGATATTCGCCTTGGACGGCATGCCCTCAGCCTCACGTACCTGCTCACGCAGGTACGTCTTCGTCACAGAAATGCCGAGGTTCGGATTCGCTTTTTCCCACACGGCCTCGTCACGCCAGTCGTCGCAGGCAGCGCAGCCCTCCTGCGGCTGCTCATGTCCATCGGCACGGCAAGCCACACACGGATCGAGGCCACACACGTAGGCAAACCAGCCGTCATCCTCGATCACGCCATGCAGCACCTTGGCGGAGTAGTCATGGTGCGTCCAGCAGACGGAGTGGCGATCGTAGCCAGCGTTCGTGATCTCGCAAATGAGCGGTTGCCGGCGCCCCTTAGTGCCGGCCTGCATTTTCTCGACGACTACATCTGTGGGATGTTCATGCAGCTCGTCAATCAGCGCCATGTGGACGCGCTTGCCGTCGAGCCCCCGCGCTTCTGATGAGACCGGCCGCAAGAATGACTTGGCGGGCAGATAGGCCAGGTTGCCGACGTTGATCTCAATCCGAGACCGCAAATCCGGTGAAGACTCGACCATGTGCTTCGCGTCGCGGAAGGCAATCGCCGCCTGCTCGCGCATCGTCGCCGCCGTGTAGATTTCCGCGCCGGCCTCACCGTCGGCAATGAGGCCATAGAGGCCGATGCCTGAGGCGAGAGGCGTCTTGCCAGAGTTGTGAGTCGGGATCATCCCGCGGCCGGCGAGGAAGAGCTGTGACGGTGCATCGACGGTAATGCAGCGGACGGGCACGCTATGTGTAGGAAACACGTCAACAATACGGCGTTCACCAGAAAGGCGGCGGCGATTGTGGCGCTTGAAGTGCCTGGCGGCTTTTCTCGTCAGGCGGAACGGTGCCAGATCGGGTGGGGGGTGAAAATACACGCGATATTTCTCGCCTACATCGCGGCCATGTATCGTGGCTCTCGCCTCAGTCATCGCCGCCTTCATGCCGAGCGAGCGCACTAGCTCCAGCACGCCTGCCGCGACCTCACGACGGCAGTTCGTAAATTCACAGTCGCCGCTGTCACGGTTGATATAGCCATCCGTGTCCATCAAACCCTGCAAGAGCGCGAGCCGCTGCGCGGAGGAGGCACGAAGGTAGCTCAGCGGTATGTGCTTGTTCGCTAGCACGTCTAATGCGCGCAATTGCTCGCGCAGGGTGAGCCGCGTGCGCGGTGCCGGGGCCTCGCCATGTCGCGCGGCGTGGTCACGCAGTCGTTCGCAGGCACGGCACTGAGCGCCGGATGGCCGCGGATGGCCGCGGTGACAGGTCGTCGAGTAGTCAACCGAGCCGATCAAATAGCGACCAGCGCGCTCTTTGCCCCCAGTGCGCTTTCCCACGCCGACGCCGCAGGCGCGAAGATGGTCGAGGAGTACTGTATCTTCGTCGCCTACGGTAATGCGCGCACTGTCGCTATCGCCATCACCAAGCCAGACGCCCAGGACATAGGGATGCACCGGTACATCAACTTCTGAGAGTGCGAGAGCGCCGGCTAGCGCAACGCTGTGATTCGCGCTCTGATAGGAGCCGTTCAGATAGCGCAGCGAGGCGCGAATTTCTTCTGTCGTGCGCACGCCGACGCGCCAGCGGCCGCGCTCCTTGAGCGGAACACCACGCGTGGCGGCACCGCGGTCATCGCGCGGCGCATCACTCCGGCGGCGCTCCGTTAACCAGCGATGTTCTGCGTCGGCGACGATCTCCTCGCCATCATCAAAAACGACGCGATAGCACGGTCTCGCCGTGAATACCGGCGACACTGCCAGCACGGCGCACGGCTGCCCCTGGTCACCAAATACCTGATCTCCAGGGCGCAGCTCACCCATCGTCGTCCAGCCGGTAGGTGTGGGCACGGGCGTATCGAGAGCAAGAGGCCCCTTCGGCGTCTCAATATACGCTTTGCGGAAGCGCCGGTAGCCGTCGCGCCCCAGCCAGCCAAAGAGCGAGCCGACGATGAACTGCTGCCAGGGCTCGAGCACAAATGGCTGCTGCGCATGCGCCCCCTCAGTGAGCCGCAGGAACCGCGGGAAGAACTCGACGATGTGTGCCGCCCGGCCGTCATCAAAGTGCAGCCCGCGAGTGCCACCGTCGTCAAGGTCCCGTAGATGCCGCGCACAGGCGAGCCGGACCAGCGGACCCGCCAGGACGCGGCCAGCCACTACCTCTTCGGCATACCACGTGGTCTTGAGGTCAGGAGGCGCTGCCACGGCCACGACTGATGAACTCCTCAAACGGGTCTTGCCGCTCTGGCGCAGGCAGCACCGTGACGCGCGTGCGACTCGACGGGCTCATGCCAAATTCGACGAGCGCTCTCGTGTACTGGTCCTGCGTCTCACGCGCGACGCGCAAGAGCGGATTGAGCTGATAGCCGCCCTCGGCTGTCTTGATCAGCACACTCGACTTCGCCAGCAAGGCAGTGACCTCGAGCCAGCGAGCATAGGACTGACAATAGGCGGCAAAGGCCGCGCCGTCGAGGTCCGTCATCACGCCGAGCGAGAGCAGCTTCCGCCCGTCGCGGCGCCAGATCCTCTTGGCGGCGGCCGACAGCTCTGCCGGTGGCGGCGGCAGCTTGCGCGCCGCCGCCGGCTCATCATCGTCGAGCGGCCGGTGGCCCGGATTACCGCGCAAGAGCCGTAAATTCGTCGGGACCGGCTTGCGGCCGGCGCCAGGGCGGCGCGTCGCGGTCATCGGGGGGCTCCCTCCCGCGAACGCGCAGCCGCCTTGGGCGTGCGACTCATTTTTGTCGGTGTCTTCTGCCTTGTCGGTGTCATCTTGTCCGCTCCCGTCTCTGCGTGGCCAGCGGGATCCCTGAAATGGCCGTATTTCGCGCGTGCGTGCACGTGCT